ATGCAGCTAAGCGTGCTATTCTCAAACCAGAAGATGTCGTGTATGGCACCCTCAACGCATGGGACGGTGTACAGAGGGACATACTGGGCCGGGATACTTATGGTATATATGGCACGTCGCTCCTGGATCCCATAGAGCTTTCCATCCGGAACCTGCTGAACATCAACCATGGATATGTTTCATTCGTGCAGAAATACGGCAATGGACGCTATGTCTTCAATTTTGCACTGCTTGAGAAGCTCGTGGAACAGGAGATCATTACTATAGAGGATGCTCAGAAAGCAATCGATGCCTGGCTTGAGGAGCACAAGAACCTGAAAGCCAACGAGGACATTGTTGGCGCAGGGATGAGCGTTGTCCCGATCGATGCCAATGGATCTCTTGATGTGATGGCCTTCAAAAAATCACTTGAAACGGATATCCAGATAGGCCTTTTCCAAACGCCATTGTCGATGGGTGACACCAAAGGCTCGACCTATGCAGCTGGCTATGTATCCGAAGAAGACCGCATGGTTGCCTTGGAAGGCCTGCAGAAGGTTGTCCGGAACATTGTGCAGCAGGTAGTCGAAAAAAGGCTGAAGCTACTTGGAAAACCAGAGGGCAGTGTCTGGGTCGAGTTTGACGAGCTCAGCAAGCCTAAGATGGAGTCAAGGGATGTCCTCGAGTGGTTCAATACAGGTGTACTGTCAAAAGAGCAGCTGCTGGAGTGGGGAGGATTTCCTGTAGAGGGTAAGAAATGAAACCCCACGTCCCCCTTATGATAGGCGTTGCTTGGATCGTTATTATGGGTATTCTTGCAGTCTACTTCCCTTAATATGACACTGCTGAGATCTCGTCCGATACTGCAAGCAGAAAGCAGGCTCATTGCTCTATTTGACAGGACTTTTGAGAAAGCAGCGAAGACAAGGACACTTGATTTTGAAAGAGAACTGCCCTGGAATGTCAGGCAGTGGTTCGGTTCGAGCACTTTCGCCTTGCAGCTGGACAAGATTATCACCGAGATAATCAGGCAGTCACTTCTGTATGCAGATGGCCAGATGAAGAAGCTGTCAGCTGCAACGGTCAAAGAGTCCCATATCCTGACCGAAGAGGCTGTCAGGATATCCGGGGAGATATCCGACAAAGCATCTGAAGCAATAGTTAGGATGCTCAAGGACGATGCAATATACTACAAGCACCCGTACGAACTGGCCAAGAGGATCGATGACCTCTGGGATGGCCAGCGGTACAAAGCAGTCGCGTTCGCTCAGACATTCACAGCAGATGTTGCCACCGCTACCACCGTACACCGCTACAGGCAGTATGGCGTTGAGTACATGGAGTTCGATGCGGAGTTGGATGACAGGACAACCGACCAGTGCAGATGTCTCGATGGCACGATATTTGACCTTTCTAAGGACAGTGTTGATAGATATCGTCCTCCGTTGCACCACCGCTGCCGATCTGGTCTCCGGCCGATACCGATTACTCGAACAATTGATGAAAACAAGCTCTTTGAGAATCGTGATTTCTCCGGCACCTTGGATGATCCCGAAGATATCGCAAAGGCTTTTGGAAACATCGAGAAGTTCAACGAGAAGTACAGGATCTCTCAATATGTCATCGACCAGGACCTGGCCGCCAGGATCATGCTTGAGAAGGGTGTGAGTGTTGGTGTTAGCGGGCCGGATTTGGATATAATACTGAAACTAGCACCCACAAAGAAAGGAACGGGCTTAGTTGATGTGAAAGGCAACCCTATCACTAGTATGCAGGAGGTGTTTGATTCAATCGACAACAAAGCACCAACAATAGAAATACCATTCGAAACACGGCAACAGTTGTCAAACGGGGCTCTTAAACCCTACCAAAACAAAATAATTAACATTGTGGATATTAAGGGCAATTCCGAAACAGGCGGGTATATCAAATTAGACAGCGGGGAACAGTTGTATATTGAGTGGTCCCAGATCATGAAAATATCCAGATATGTGAAGGAAGATATTAAGAATGCAGCAAAGAGAAACAAGAAGCAGATCAGCGAATGGGTAGTGAAAGAAAGAAACGGAAATTTCATTCTAAGGAGAGATTGAATTGTCTATCATTCTGCAATTTTTCCATATAAAGTTTTTATACTAGTAGTATACACTCAACATTATCTAATGGTAATTATTGAGGGCGTAGCCTTTCCATTAGACAAACTCAACAAAAACGGCTGGGGCGTACCCGCCTCAGAAGCAGATAACGCTATCTCCTCTCTCAAAAACGCTGTGATAAGGGTATGCCCCCGTGATTCCCCACATGGGTGCGACTATTCTGAAGATCCTAAAGCTGAGATTGGCAGAGTCCTCGATGCTTGGAAGGAAGGTCAGGAGATCAAAGCTCGTGCGGATATCACTGATTCTGTAGCATCACAGAAGATCCAGGAAGGCACATGGCCCAAGAAATGGAGTGTCTACTCCAAAGCATCATCTCTAAAAGATGGATGGGTGAGCGGCATTAATGCCCGTTCTCTCACACTGGTCACAAACCCCGCTTGGGGGAATGCCAGTTGGGAAGTTGTTGCAGCTGACGGTGAATCACTGGGGATTCACTCACTTAACGTTTTTTCAATACAAGCGGTAGATGATATCATGACTGAAGCACTTGAAACACCAGCCGGTGGGGAAACATCCACCGAGCTTGCAGAGCAGCTCGCTCTCAAGCAGAAAGAGATAGACGGCCTCAAACAGATGGTTGCGTCCCTCGAAGGAGAAGTATCCAAGAGAATGCCTGTCGAAGAGGTTCAGAAACTTGTGGCATCCGAAGGCCAGAAGATCGCGGCAGCTGAGATTGAGAAGTATAAAGCAGAAACTGCAAAGACCGCAGCCTTTGAGAAACTCGTAGCAGCCAGGAAGGACCTCGGCCTCGAAACAAAAGCAGAGGACTATCAGACACTTACTGCCGCAGATGTCGAGAAGATGGCTGATGAATTCAGCAAGATCAAGCTCTCAGCTGGATCTCATGTAACGTATCCAAGCAACCCTGGCTCCGGAACAGTCGGAAGATGGGATCCAACCAAGAAAGAATGGGTGATCTGAAATGGCATACTCAGGCGTTGTAAAACCCAATAATAAAATTGTGGCAGGCGGAAATCCTCTGGTCCAGGAACTGAAGGTTGAGAATGCGACCAACATGTATCCGGGCAGGCTCGTCAAGAAGGGCACAAACGATGGTGATATTGTCGTCAACACCGCAGGAGGCGCAGCAATAGGCTGGCTCGGATACGAGCAGGCAAACCCGGTATTCATGCCAGCTGATGTCGACACAATCTATGCCCAGAACGATATGGCACCTGTCCTGAACGGCGGCGGTTTCTTCGTTGTAGGCAGGCTGGCATCCGGTCAGAACGTGACCAAAGGCACGCCACTCGTTGGAGCTGCAAACGGTGAACTCATAGCAGCAACTGCACTGTCAGTGGCAACTGGTGCAACGCAAGTGACATCCAGTGCAGCAAATGGCCCCATAATCACCGGTTCACTCGGTACACAGGGCGTCATCGTGGCAATCGCAGAACAGTCAGTGGATGCTTCAAGTGCAGCTGCTGACATCGTCGTAAGGAGTCTCATCTGAGGTGAAAAATATGACAAACGCACTCGCAGCATTCTCAAAAGACATGGACACCAAGCTGGTTGACCCGCTTAGGAACGTCCTGAAAGGAAGAAAGCTCGTATATGTCACACCGGCAAAGGGCTTCGGCATCACCTCAGTAGATTGGGGCAAGGTCACCGACGTCAGTGACGGTCTGGTATCATATGGCTTCCGTGATGGAAATGTCGACAAGATCGAAGTGGCTCTCACGAACTCCAAGGTCCCAGTCTACTGGAAGGACTACCTCGTTGACAGACGCATATATGAAAGCTGGCAGACCAAGAATATTGATGTCGATGCCGCATCTGCACTCTCAGCCGCATACAAGGCAGCAAAGGCAGAGGACACTGCAATCATCATGGGAGTTACCAACGATGGCACCAACTATGACATCAATGGCCTCTACCAAGGCGCAGGAAACGACTACTCCACGACCCAGGACTTTGCTACATTCGGGAAAGCAACCACAGCCCTCGCCGGTGCATATGAGCTCATGGATGACGATGGCATCCCAGTGGACAGCCTGCCATTCAACCTGTGCCTGGCAAGCACCCAGTATCAGCAGCTCATGTCTGTCCGTAACGCCAACGGTCTGAGGGAAAAGCAAGATATCCTTGACATGCTCAACGGTGGAGGTATCTTCTCCAGCAATGCCCTCACAGCTGGTACGGGATTCATAGCACCCACTGCTGCAGTTGGAGAACCATACGTTGACTTCTACCTGACATCTGACTTCAGGACCGAGCATGGTGTGGACTCCAAGCACCCTGACACAGGAGATCTCTACGGTCGTGTGTACTCTGCAGGTATCCTGAGGATCAAGCAGGCAAACGCAATCTGCAGGCTGAGTTCAATCTGAGGTGATACACTGGTTCGTGTTAAGGTCAAAGTAAGTCATCTTGCAATCGATATCGACGGCAAGGAGATGAAGTTCAGGAGAGAAGAGGAATTTGAGTGTGCCGAGGAGAGAGCAATTCGCCTCGGTAATTCGGTTCAGATCATTCCTGACATACCCGAACAGGAACCAATGCCACCCGATGAGCAGAAGAAATTCAAGAGCAAAAAGACGGCGGCGTAAAACATGGACAAGCGTGTCATCGTAGCATACGTGGCACTCATATCAGATGAGGATCCTGCTCCCACAGGGGAATCGTGGGAGCAGTCTGCCACAGGTATCGATGGCACGCACTCCATACACATCCATGTAGATCCTGCCAACAACACTGTCCGGGTAGTCGGATTTACCCAGGGCGGCCGCGAATCATTCACTCTGTTGAGGAAAATCGAGGACAGATAGTATGGCCCTATGTACAGCTGCAGACGTCAGAGCAATAGTGGACCCAAAAACCCTCACAGATACTGACATTGGGAACATCATCTCCCATGCTGAGAGCATTGTTGTTCTTACAACAGGTTGTAGTTCCAGTTCGACAGATACCCGGCTTGTTCTGGCATGTACTCACCTTGCAGCTGCCATGACTCTCCAGAAGATGAAGTTCACCGGAGAGCTGGCCCAACAGGTCAAGTTCGGCAGCGAGTCGCAGTCCAACAGTGTGGATGTTGATATCGAGAAGCATGAGAAGGCCGCTGAGAAGTACATGAAGCAGTACAGGTTCTCTGTTTCGGGATACTCTGTACTCTATGGCCGGGCCGGAGTCAAAACGGTGAACAAAGGAGATTGAACATGGTAAGCGATACCGGGATGGTTCACACCTGCAGTATTGTGAGCAGGACACAGACCTCTCAGAATGAGTACGGTGAACCTATATATACAGAAACATCTACGAGCTCTCCGTGTAGATTTTTCCACAACAACAGCAAAAGCGGGCTAATAGACCCAGAAAGCGGGAAGTATCTGGTTGCTACTCCGGCTGTGATACTGCCTGCAGTCACATCAATTGCAGAAGGACAGGTCATCACAAGCACAGTACCCGGCTTCTCAAAAAGGTATACTGTCACTGCCGTGAAGCCAATCTTCTGGATGTTCTCAAACACCCTGCACCACTATGAATGTGACCTCAAGGCGGTGGAATAATGACCGAAATAGACACCGATACTTATAACAAAATCATCGAAACGCGCAACGACGTCAAGCATATCAGAGCCTCCATTGACCAGATCAATTACCGCATCAACGAGCATGACAAAACGATCCGTGATCTGGGAAGATGCCCGGTCGATGATCATGAAGAGAGAATCCGGGCACTCGAGGACCAGCAGAACAAATGGCTGGGGAGGAATGCAGCAATTGGATTCGTTGTGCTTGTTGCTCTGCAGGTGCTTGGATTCCTAGTGTCTTTTTCAGGAGGATGACCATGTTCAAAATGACCGTCAGTGGAGTGAAGGAGCTCGAGAAGAAGCTGGATGCCCTCGGCAAGGATATCTCAGATGTCCTCGAGGAAGCCACTTCAGCGGGTGCAATGGTCGTGGTCCGCGAAGCTCAGGAGAACTCCGCAAAAGGCGGTGATTTCCCGAACCGCGTCACAGGTAACCTGTTTCGGAACATAGCCGAGGTTAGTCCTGCGGTCATCAAAAAAACGGACGAGAGATGCGAGATGGCTGTAGGGTCCTCAATGGAGTATGCTCGCAGATTGGAATATGGGTTCATGGACACTGACAAGATCGGCAGGCGATACAACCAACAACCCAGACCTTTCTTGAGGCCAGCTCTCGACGAGAATACAGACGAGA